AGATATTGAGATCGTTGGTCGTATGTTCTGGTCTTCAATGCTGTGGTAATACCGCTGACGTACAGGAAGCATGGGTAACCGATAGGATGGTGGGGCGCTTGGGTAATAGGAATAAAAAGTAAAGACATGTCAATGTCACAAGAATGATTTGATAATAAAATCATATACATATCAAGGTCTTTTATGGATAAAATTAATTACCCTCCCCTTTTTAATCCGGGGTTCCATGATATGGATGAAATCGGATTAAAAGCATCATGCGTTGACTGCTTTCCTGCGTCATCAAGGCGCGGCATGCTATACTGTAATTTTATACAGCTAATAGAATCAATTCGCGAGCTTTCAACTCAATATGGATGTTTTACTGAAATATGGATTGATGGCTCTTATACAACATCAAAGCCAGAGCCTGATGATATCGATATCTTGTTAGTTTGCGATTATGGAAAGATAAACTCCATTCCAGTAATGCTTAAAAATCAGGTAGATACATTACTTGACAGAAACTACATCAAACATAATTACAAAATTGATGTCTTACCTCTAATGATGAATGTTGATGATCCCACATATGATTATGAATATTGGCGTAGCTACTGGCGCGGGTGGTTTGGTTTTGATCGAAGTGAAACCCCAAAAGGTTTAGTGAGGATTATTTTATGAATGATAAATCAATGTTTGAAAATGAGGCTAAACGCATTGATTTCATTCAAAAAGAAGTTGATGTCATGAAGTCCAACAAAGATAGGTCATTTGCGGACATGCTTCTTTATCGTTCTATGGATACTCACTTGAGCGATTTGAAAGCCGAGGTATTGAAACGGGATAGTCGACACCCACTTATTGATTTTTTTGAGCTGCGCTTAAAAGGCCAAGAAGTTGATTTTGGAACCATTCCGTTAGAAATCCTCGGCACCTTAGCAACCAACCTTGCCGCTTTGATACAAAGAGCAACACACAAAATTTCCTCAGGAAAGGACTCGACAAAAGTTCCTCATGACGTGAAAAGCTCATTAAATCTTCGGTTAGCTGATCTATCTCCTGGCTCTACAAAGTTGGGGGTTACATTCTCAACAGGAATAGCTGAACTAGTAGAGACCGTACCCAGCAAGGCCGTAAAAGGGATATTCGATTTATTGTTAAGCGATAATGATAATAATTTTATGAATCATGTAGCGGAAATTGGATACAACTCTACGGTAAGCCTAAAGAGAATCATTGAAGAATGTGATAGGCACAACATAACATTTGATGCAAGTTGGACTGGACCGTTTAGCGATGGCACAAAGACAGCAACTATAGACTCGGAAAAAATTAAGTATTTAGTAAGCAGACTCTCCTCAACGGTTTCATCTTCTCCCATTGTTGAAACCGTTACAGGAGAGTTGGTCGTACTATCAAAATACGGGAAACTTGAACTTGATGTAAGCGGAGAACGAATTAAGGCATTCTATCCGATTGAAATGCTTGACTCAATTCAAAGCAAACACAAAGTTGGTCAGGTTGTTTCGCTATCAATAGAGACCACAGAAATTCATAATCACCGCATAGGGCTATATCGTAAGAACCATTTAGTTAAGTCAGTTCTTTGACACCACCCCGGCCATCGCGCCGGGTTTTTACTGCCCTACTCTTCCCTCAGCATCAGCACGTCCAGTGCCAGCTCCACAGCCAGTTCTACCTGGCCCCCTGCCACAACACCTGAATCATCTCAATAATCGTGTTTTTTGAGATACTTTGCTTCTCAACCAGCAGTTGCATAACCGCTATCCCGATAACCTGCGCAATCTGCGGGTGCATTTCTGCGAAAAACCCATCCTCATTCGCTATGCCAACACCCTTCCTGGTATTTTCTTGAGCACAAAACATTATAAAAAACGTTAAAAAAACTAAATTAACCAATAAATCATAACCTTAATAACCACAACTAAATTTATTAACCAATGGTTATTGACTAAAGATAACCATTAGTTAATAATCATCTCATCCAAACAACACCGGCAACGCCGGGGTGAAGTCAAAACGTCCCGTTAGCCGCGATAAGGCAAAGGTGAAGAGATGACCGCAAAAAAATATGCCCTTGAGTGCAATTCCGAGTATCTCCGGTACCGCGAGAAATGCCGCAATACTCGCCGAGGTGATGGGGTTCATGACCTGTGGGTTAAGTTGGCATGGCTTAATCGTCGTGACGCAAGGGCGTGGGCTTCTCAGGCTGCATGAGATTAATTTTCGAGGTACTGAAGAATGATCCGAGAACACGAAGTACCTGCATGGCACCGGTTCTGCTTAAAGGTTGCTCTGCTTGTGATTGCGGTTGCATGGGTAAGCTTTGAATTTTGCTGGGGTGTCGCATGAGCAAACAAGGCATTCGTTCACTGATTTACTGCCTGCTGATCTGCGGCGTTATCTGGACAGCGTTGATTATCAAAATTCTGCACGCTACGGGGGTGTTCAATGGCTAACTCAATTCCTAACAACGGACGCGCCGTGATGATGCGGAACGCTAAAACTGGCGCCACCTGGAAGGTTTCACGTGACTACCTGAAAGAAACCTTCTGGTTCGAGCCTCAGGGCAACCTGCGCCACATTCGCAAAGCATTTGAGGCACGCGACCTGCTGCCTAACCTGGTACCAGCCGGGACGCATTAACCGCGCATATCAGCGCACGAATTTAACTGAGCTATCAGGCAGCCATTACGGTGCCGGGATTCTTACAACAAAATTTCAGGGGAAGCCATGAGCGAAATAATGGATTTAGTCGTCATCGAGAAAAAGAACGCGATGGCGGTTTTCACCAATAACGACCAGCTCGACCCGCTTATCGAAGCGATCGAAAAAGAGGCTCGCAGCCTGGTGCCTGACGTGACCACCAAAAAAGGCCGTGACGCTATCGCATCCATGGCCCACAAGGTCGCGCGCTCTAAAACCTACATCGACAACGCAGGTAAAGACCTGGTCGCTGAGCTGAAGGCTCTGCCAAAGCAGATTGACGAAAGCCGCCGCGTTGTCCGTGAGCGTCTTGATGCGCTGAAAGATGAAGTGCGTCGCCCACTGACTGAATGGGAAGCCGAGCAGGAACGCATTAAGGCAGAAGAAGCCATGAACGCACTGCATGCCGAAGCGCTGGCCATGAATGAAGACTTCGATCGGCAGCTGGCAGCTCGGATTGAGTCTGACCACGAAATGGCTCTGCTGATGAATGACGCTTTCGACCGTGAGCAGGCAGATAAAGCGGCTGAGGCTGAGCGCCAGCGCATTGCCCATGAAGAAGAAATTAAACGAATGGCAGCCGCCGCAGCAGCCCGCGAAGTTGAGCAGCGCGCACAACGTGAACGTGAAGAGGCGGCGCATCGTGAAGCTGTGTTGAAAGCACAAGCTGAGCAGGCAGAGCGGGATCGCATTGCAGCCGAGAAGAAAGCTGAGGCTGACAAGCAGGCCGCTATCGAAGCGGAGCGCCGCAAGGCTCAGGAAGAAGCCGACCGCATCCGCCGTGAGGCAGAGCAACGCGAACAAGCCCGCCTGGCTGAGGAGAAGCGCAAAGCCGATGAGCAGGCGCGCCGCGAAGCCGACGTTAAGCACCGCAAGGCTGTAGGCACTGAAATCGTCAAAGCTCTTCTGGCCAATACCAGCCTTACCCGGGAACAGGCTATCGAGGTGCTCACCGCGATTAAAGACGGAAACATCCCGCACACCGGTATCAGTTACTGAGGTGCTTATGAACGCATACCGCGCATATGACGTGATCGAAGAGCGTAAGTGGGCCGAGCAAACGCTCACCGAAGAGAAGGAAAAGTGGATTGAAGATCGGGCAAAAGAGGTCTTTGACAGCCTTCCAGAGGATCCCTACGCGGCACTACGCCAGTCTGCATCGTCCAAGGCGTTTCCATATGAAGGCCTCCGTTGCGATAAGGCTGGCGAGGTATACAACGACTTGCGCACGGCAATAGCTTACGCCCAGGCGGAATACGACTGGGATCACCGCACCGGCTGCCCGTTTTAACTTTGAGGGGAATTCTATGAGCACAGCACTTTCTACAATGGCCGGGAAGCTTGCCTCCCGCCTCGGCATGGATGCCGGAACTGACCTGATGAACACTCTGAAAAATACAGCATTTAAGGGTGGGAATGTCACTGATGAGCAGTTCACGGCACTGCTGATCGTCGCCAACCAGTACGGACTAAATCCGTGGACGAAGGAGATTTATGCATTCCCGGATAAAGGCGGAATTGTTCCAGTGGTCGGCGTTGACGGCTGGGCTCGAATCATCAACGAACATCCTCAGTTTGATGGAATGGAGTTTGCCTACGACAAGGAAGAAGGCGCGTGTACCTGCAAGATATACCGGAAAGACCGGACACACCCGACCATCGTTACTGAGTACATGGGAGAGTGCAAACGCAACACTCAGCCATGGCAGTCCCACCCTACCCGTATGCTTCGTCACAAGACGCTGATCCAGTGTGCGCGTCTCGCATTTGGGTTTGCTGGCATCTTCGATCAGGACGAAGCCGAGCGTGTCATTGAAGGGAGTACGGCAGAGGTTCATGTAGGGCATGAATCTGATAGTCGCCGCCCGGAACTGATCGCAAAAGGCGAGTCTGCCGCACGCCTTGGAACTGTTAAGTATCAGGAATTCTGGGTGGCGTTAAGCGCAGAAGAGAAACAGGTTATCGGCGCGGTTGAGAAGCGTCGCATGTATGACATGAGTCTTGCAGTCGACAACGCAGAACCTGTCGATGCCGCAGCGCCGGAGGATAAATGATGGAACAACGCACCCCAGAATGGTTTGCCGCTCGCTGCGGAAAAGTCACAGCCAGCCGCCTTGCTGACGTCATGGCCAGAACCAAGTCTGGCTATGCAGCAAGCCGACAGAACTACATGGCCGAGCTGATTTGCCAGCGCCTCACCGGGAAGCTTGAAGAAGGTTTCTCCAACGCCGCAATGATGCGCGGAACAGAACTCGAGCCGGTAGCGCGCGAAATGTATGCGCTGAATGAGTTCGATGCCGAAATCACTGAGGTGGGGCTTATCGATCACCCAACTATACCAGGATTCGCAGCAAGCCCTGATGGGCTTGTTAATGACGATGGGCTTATCGAAATTAAGTGCCCCAACACCTGGACTCATCTTGAGACCTTAAAAACTGGCGAGCCAAAACGCCAGTACCTGCTGCAGATGCACGCTCAGATGATGTGCACAGGGCGTAAATGGTGTGATTTCGTTAGTTTCGACGATCGTCTACCGCCAGACCTAGCCTATTTCAAAAAGCGCATTCACTTCGACGAAGCACTGGCAAATGAGATTGAGTCCGAAGTGAAAAAGTTCCTGGATGAGCTGGATAAAGAGATTTCCAGCATAAAAAACCACGACCATGCCGCATGAGAAAGGCAGACACGAAACGAGGTGCGCAATGACTGATTTCGGCGGATCGAAAACTCCAAAAAATGAACGTGACTACTGGCAAACGCCGATTGAAATTTTCAACGCGCTCGACCGCGAGTTTGGCTTCTGGCTGGATGCTGCAGCCTCTGAGAGTAATGCGCTATGCGCTCACTATCTCACTGAGCTGGATGACTCGCTGAACAGCGAATGGACGTCATACGGGGCGATATGGTGTAACCCGCCCTATTCCGATATCGGCCCGTGGGTAGAAAAGGCTGCTGAGCAATCCCGGGCGCAGTCTCAGGCCGTAGTGATGTTGCTACCAGCTGACATCTCTACTGGCTGGTTTATTTCAGCCATGCAATCAGCTGATGAACTCAGGCTTATAACCGGCGGCCGTGTTCAGTTTGTTCCGGCATCCGTTACAGGAAAGCGCCAGAGCAACCCAAAAGGCTCGCTCCTGTTTATTTGGCGCCCGTACATCACCCCGCGACACATCATCACGACCGTATCGCTGGCTGAGTTAAAGCGGATCGGGAATCTGGAGGCTGCATGACGCCAGAAGAAAAAGAAAACGCTCTCCGCGCCCAGGCTCGTCGCTGCGCAGAAGAGATAACCAAGGCGATGAGCGTAAAGCCTAAACCGAAGTGGAACGCTGTATGCCCCCCCATCCTTCGCAAGCACTACGAGAAGGTCCGGCCGATGGGTGTCAGCCTGGTGAAATTTGTCAGCGTAATTGGCCGCATGAATGGCCGGTATGGAGTGGAATCATGAAGCTGAAAATGTATACCCCATCCGGGTCTGTAATCGTCGAAACCAACGACGTAGCCCAGTTTTACCCGGACGCTGAAAGCGGCGGAGAGCTGACCACAATCGAACTGGTTTCGCCAGTCGGCGACTATGGGAAGGTGGCAGTAAAACATAGCTTCCACCAGGTGGCTGGCGCTCTCGCCACGGCCTGGAAAATGGATGAAGGCAAGGCAGGTGCAGCATGAAAGAACGCGGAATGATTTTTAACGGGGAGATGGTGCGGGCCATTCTCGACGGCCGGAAGACGCAGACCCGGCGGCCTATCAAATGGAAACAGACTCGGTTCACTGAAATTGGTGAGCGCGAAGACGGTAGCAATTGGCCGTGGAGCGAAGATGCAGAGCATGCTTGCGACTTCTGGCACCCATGCCCGTTCGGCGCCGTCGGTGACCGCATCTGGGTGCGTGAAACTTGGGGCGTTGCCAGTCACGCCTTTAGTGACGATGGCTTGATAATTGACTGGGTTCCTGATCGTCCAGCGACTGCCATCCACGAAATGCCGTTTGGCAATGGCTATTACTCTGGCTACGCCATTTATGCAGCTGATGGTGATTTTACCTGGGGTGATGACGATGGTTATGAAGATGGCCGTTCGTGCTGGAAACCTTCCATTCATATGCCGAGAGCAGCCAGCCGCATTCTGCTGGAAATCACCGACGTGCGCGTTGAGCGCCTACGCAGCATGAGCCAGGACGATGCACGCGCCGAGGGTGTTATTGCCGCATCTGGCCCTATGGAAGCCGGTTTAGCATTCCGCGAGCTGTGGGACTCAATCTACGGCGAGGAGAGCTGGAAAGCCAACCCCTGGGTTTGGGTTATCGAGTTCAAGCGCGTTGAAGGCGGTGCAGCATGAGCGCAGAAATCATCGATCAGGCCAACGAGCTGGCAGAGCGCCGGCTGGAAATGACCATCCAGAACATGCGCATCAACCATGCGGCTGTTTCGGCTACTCACTGCCGCGACTGCGGTGAAGAGATACCCGAGCGGCGCCGGGAACTGGTGGCGGGATGCCAGCGCTGTGCTGACTGTCAGGAAGAAGAGGAATTACGGGGTAAGCATCGGAGGTGATATGGCATCTGACAAACCGATAACAGCACAGCAGGCCGCCGATTTGCTCATCGTGTCGGCGCGGGTGATCTACCGCCTGATTGAGTCTGGGGAGCTCGCCGGCCGTAAGGTTGGCAACAAGTACAGAACGACTGAGGCGGCGTGTATTGCATATTTGAAAACCCCGCGCGATCCTGTCATCGCGAACGCGGGTGAACATAAAGGAGAAGTT